GCCTCGCAGCAATCCCACTTAGGGGGTAACCATCCCCCGAACGGACCGTTACACGAGCAGACCCTTGTTAGGGTCTACCGCCACGGTCCGAAGTCTGTCCAGGGTCCATAAAAGGCCTTGGATCGTAGTCTGTACACATAATCCCGTCCTTGCCTTGGAGAGCTAGGAACGGAATCGTCGACGCCAAGAATTGCTTCTAGGCTAGACTGTGTACGCCCGTCTTTCAAGCGATACAGCATTGCTGCTGTGGCCCCCAACAAGTTTGTGGGACGCCTCACCTCCACAGGTGTCGCTTGGAACCTAAGACCAGACACCCCCTCCCAACCGCGATCATTACTGATCACGAAGGAGGAAGCCTGGCTCTCGTCCCAATTGCTACAGATACCATCTGAGTCACCGGCGTGAGCCGGAACCCTCAGATGCTGAGCAATGAGTCGAGGAATCGCCTTAACCACGGTGGTCCAAACAGGCAGATACCTAACGTCACAACCAGCTTGGCTGCGACGACGGTGAGCCGCCCGACGGATCCCATTGGCGAGGCGAAAGAAGTGAGATACTTCACTTAGGTTCTCTTTCTGGAAGAAAGGACGGACTTCGAGCCCATCGTAGAAGTCTTTGCCGCAACTCTCTCGAAAAGGTCCACCTTTAAAGGACTTAGCACTGTTAGTGCTAAAGCCACAGTAGGTGAGAACCTCAACGAGTAGGTCGTAGGCTTCAGACGGAACGATGATATCATCACCGTAAACACGAACGTTGAACTCGTCCGCATCCAGGCGACGAACACAAGCGACCGCGAGACTCCAAAATACCAGAGTCTCAAGTTCGAATGTGCAACCGTTCCCCATAGAGGAGAACTTCTCATAGCGTAACCACCTTCCATCAAGGTAGCCGACTTTTGATCGGCACAGGTCTAGTCGTTCAAACCACTCACGTGGTAATAAGAACCGGACCAACTCACGAGCAACGGTGTCGCTCGCGGAAGACAGATCGATAGTCGCTAGAGAGCCGTCGACCGAACCTCTCATAGCCATCTCCTGATTAGGGAGCTGGTCATCGAGGTCCAGTCCGCACTTTACTTTCAGCCGTCGTCTCATCACTCTACCTAGCCCTAGCTGGGCGTAGATGTTGATCAGAGGTTCGATGGCGATCGTGCGGTGCGTGACAGCGGTCTTGGGCACGAAAGCTACTCTGTTGCCCGGAACAAGATCCATATCCTCCCGCTTGATCAAGGGCCAGAAGCCCTCGATCTCGCAGTTGGTAACGGACCGAGCCCACGGTGGCCGACTCATCACGAGCAGGGCCCCGACATCCGCCAAGTCATGAGTGACTGACGGTGTGACTTGCAGCTTATCGTAAAGGGACGTTAAACCCCTTGCATCGGTGTGATTAAAAGCACCGGGGCCAAAACGACACGCATCGAGCCACTCAGCAGAATTCACGCAAGGGCCCAGTACCCTCTGCACTTCAGCAACGGCGTCCAAGAGGATCGCCTTCATTGCTGGCGTGGTGTTATTCACACCCGCACAGAGAGCTCTGAACCTTGCGTTAGTCTGAGCACACGAAACCTCCGAAGCAAAGAATTTCTCCTTTGCAGCTAGGAGAGGATCCACGCCTTCTATCTCTAGAGGCGTCTTCTTCAAAAACGAGACGGCTTGACAGTCATCTCGAAAACGAAGAGGCGAGTTATAATCTCGCGGATGAACAGTCTTGCGAACAAGCTGTTCTAACTCTCCATAACGGAGCAAAATCTCACAAGATAGTGAGACAGGTGTGTTGAGCGACTCAAACAAGTCAACGGCAACACGGAACAGAACCCCGGGAGGGGCCCTGAAATCTCTACAGGAAACCTGTAGTGTTCCGAAGAGGGCATTCTTCTGTTTTGCCCTCTGTCTGGTCAGAGCGCGACTCCGAAACAGGAAGGTGGCGCGAAGCCATAATCGCTGTCAGGATTGCAACCAGGATTTTGAAGACTGAGATAAAGATCCCAGTCCCCTCCTTGGAAGCAAGCGCTGTTCCTATGAGCGCGAACCACTTTGAGATGGTCCACGATCTCATAGGCCTCCGCGATGTCCTCATCTCGAATCTCCAACCCGACGTCCTGTGCGAATGCCAGAACCGACCGGATAAGCCGTGAGGCTTCTTCTAGAAGGCTGACATAGGTGTCAGCACACATATCTCCATCCCGGAGAAGTGTGCGAGCATCGGCGAGGCATTGAGCCATCGTCTCAAGATTCATCACTTCGTGTGAATGAGTCATTTCAGGTACCTCAGGTTAAGGGATTAAGTGGGAATCGCGCCAGACTCAGCGGCGGTCTTGACGATGGCCTGTCCGATCGCTTCTTTGAAGCGCGCGTACAGCTCATCAGTCTCGGCCGTCGAGAGCTTGGCGGGGTGGAGAATCTCGAAGGTCGCAGTAAGCGTACCATCGAGAAGACCAGACGTGCCGTTAACAACCGGACGCGTCAATTTGCCTCGAGTGCGATAAACACCCGCCGCTTTGTCCGCCGGGATGACCCGAGAAAGAACAAAACGGGACGTCCCAAGAATCGACGTTGCACCGCTTTCGACCCATTCGACGCTATCGGGGTTAACCGAATAGACATCGAACGTGACGTTCGCGGCGGCGTTGTTCTTGAGCGTCAGTGCGGCAGCTGCTGCCATCAATACTCCTACAAAGGAAGAAAGGCCCCTAGCGACTAAACGCCGTGACCTCTATACCCCCCTCGCAACAACGCTAGGCCACTTACCATCTGTTTCCAGGTAAGGTTCGTGGACACTGGCGGTACGAGGGAGGAAGGATCGAGCACCAAGGGTACTCGATTATAGTGGCGGAACGAGTGCATATACTCTTGCGCCTCTGAGATATAACGATAGGCCGCGTCATGCCGATCACTCGGCGGACTAGACCACACGTATCCCTCAGAGAGCACAGAGCTAGTGAACGCTCGTAGAACCGTCACACCCTGGAGAGCCGTCAAACCCGTTAGCCAATCCCCGACTGAAATGATCCAGTCGAAAACAAAGCTAAACGGAACGAGCTCCCATGCAACTAAAGAAGGGTTCGTCAAGCCCAACTGTTGCAGTTCGGATAGGTGCGGGCTGGTAAGCTCACACCAGGCCACCATCTTCGTCTCAAGGCTCCTAGAAAGGAGCTCGGACATATGTGAAGTAGGTGGACCTCCCCACGGATTCATATCCTCAGAGAGATCGAGGGCCATCACGACCTTCTTACTCACTGAAGCTTTCCACCGTACGGGCCGAACAATGTATTGCTGAGCAAAGAACTCAGCGCTACCCTTGACATCCATAAGCAACGGTAACCAACCGTAGCGATACTCCAACCAGGTCTTATGGACCTTATGTGGAGAGATGCCAAGTTCCGAGGCAACGACTTTCCAGTTGCCTCTCCGAAACGCTCGATAAGCTCTGTCGATACGGCGTGCCGTATCTAAGATCAAGTCGGACGTCTTGGACGCCTCTGCATACATAACCGCAAGGTTAACTTTTGCATCGGCGATTTTCAGCAGGAGCTTCAATTCCAGATCATTCTCTAGGTTCCATGTAAGCGCGCCCCACTCAGTCCCAATACGCGTTGACTGTGAAGTCATCGTGTAATTGTAGAATGAGTAGACGCGGTTCAGGTCCCAGATGTAATTGGTCTGACTAAGAAGCGCATCAGATGGGTAAGATCGAAGCCACTGGGTCGTCGGCGTAGCCGTCGCTTTCAGTCGCTTGTCACTATATCCATTGATGGGACGCGAGTCCTTGCTGATAGTACCAAAGTTAGGAGTGTTGTTCCAAGTTCTGATGCGGCCTTCCCAACGTTGCCTTTGCAGGCTCATCTGGGAAGACCAATCATCAAAGCTAGGCATCTAATAACTCCAAGTTGTGGTACGACGTGGTCTAAGACCGAAAGTCATAGCATGCGTCGGGGACCTAAATCCCGACAGGCGCATCGCTAGATGCACCACTAAAGGTGTGTCATGCTATCGAAGAAGCCCCCTCACGGGGG